ACCTGCAGACTTCTTCACGGGGATCGCGATGGTTACAGCAAAGCCGGACATTTTCTTAGCCGCTCCGCCTTTTTTCATCGTCGCAATTTTGCCAGTAGGCTTAGGCAAGGGTGGAGGTGCTGAACCACGTGCTGGCAAATTAGCCACACCAGATTCAGACATCACACTGCCGCCTGATTTGTATTTTTGAATAACACTTTTGCCCTTGGCTTTGGCTGTGGACTCACCCATTCCCATTGCCAAGCGTTTGTGCATGTTAATGCCTTCATCAGCCATTTTGAGCTCCTAAAGTTTGTTGAATTAAATTCTGCGCTTCTATAGCAGTTTTAACCTGCTCATGTTGTAAGTTAGCGGCATCGCGCGTAAGGTCCGCTGACTTAATTCTTTCTTGCGTAAGATTATTCTCTGTGTTCTTAGCCATATCAGCTTGCAGTTTTTGCGTTGCAATTTGCGTTGTTTGTTGCATTTTTGCAGCTTCAAGTTGCATCTCAGCTTGATCCTTAGTAGCGCGCCTCTGCGTTTCTGCCATACTAGTCTGCACAAATGCTTGTGTAGCAGGATCCATAGGCGGTTGGCCAGACAACTGCTTAAGCGCTGCAATTGCTTTCTCAATAATAGGCGGCAATGCTTGGAATGTTTGCCCAGAATCTTGGTGCACATGTTGTGCAACAGCGGCTACCAGCTGATCAGCGCCTTGTGGCAATGTCTGCTCTTTCAACACATTAAATGGTCTATTTAATGCAGCCGAGCTGTAAGAATCCACTTGGTTTAGATACCACAATGTTAAGTGTTGCTTTAAGTGCTCTAAGCACAAAGGAATAAATGCCGGCGCCATAATCGGGTTTGCACCGTACATAGGATCCTGCAAATAATCTAAGTGCACTTGTATGTGCGCCAAATGATCTTGTCTTGGGAATGCACCAGCATGCTTACCAAAAGTCATTGCCACATTTTCCAATGCAGGATTCATTTCCTTCACCTCATTCGGATCAGGCAGAACCTCATTAATGTCAGGCAATTTAATCTGCTTAAGAATTCGCTTCTCAACAGCAAGGCGGTTATACAAATCAGGATTTGCTTGTGCACGAGCGGCCAATGTCTGAATTTGTGCATACCGCTGTGTTTCAGCAAAAATATGCGGATCAGATACTGGCACAATATCAGAGTTCTTAGCAAAGTCTTCTTTAGTGACTTCCAAGTCCTCAACCATGTCACCTTTGACCTGCTCATCCAAATACCAATTATTTAATCGAGCAATAACCTTCAATACTCTGCGCTGTGAATCATGCAACCTTGCATGCACAGCGCTAAATACCGCGGCACCTTGCTCAATTAAAGCCTGTGTAGTACCTACAGGCGCATTTGATGTGATGTCAGCAATCTTCTCTTCGCTTGTAGTTACTACGCCTTTAGCAGCTGTTGATAACCAACCAAGCAACTCCAACAACACAGGGGATGGCTGATTAAACGGCAATGGCATCGCGATTTTGCGAATATCATCAATACCCGGAGCACCTTCAATCTCACTTACCTGTGTAGGCTCAATCGTAAGTGATTGGCCTGACATCTTAGCGCCTTTGAGCTTAAGCATTGTGGGCGCCGTCGTAATGTGCGCGGAATCCAATAACGCTCGTAATGCTCCGGTAAGAGCCGCAGATAAACCACCAATAAGATGCGGTAAACCGATTGCATAAGCGCCTCGCCAAGGTATAAACTTAAACTCAATAAGCCAATCCAACTTAGTCATGGTGTCATCACCGTCGGACCAGTTGCGGTACAAGCCAACAACCTCGGTTGTTAGGTCATCCACCATCAAGATATACGGTGCACGCTTACCGTCAGAGTAGTTGTCATCATCCAACGACAACCAAGTGTAGATGTGATACACACGACGAACGCCATCCACATTATCTGCTTGACTCTTACGTCCTTCAATCTTGTTATTGGCTTTTTCAGCTTTAGATTCTTCAGGCTCCATGGAAGCCCGAACAATGTCAATGTCAATATACAAACCGCTATCAACACGCTCTTCAAAAGTCTCTTGTGTAATGTCTTGCACTTCAGTTACACGACCGGCTGTATAAAAATTCACAGCTGCGAAAGGCAAATACACATTGTCAATCGGCACAAACTCAGCGCAAGGTCTACGCTTCTGGTCGTCGTACCAGATCTTCATGTATTGACTACCGCCAAGAGGCAACTGAGTCAACAGCTGCTCTTCCTCGTCGCGATACTCTTCAATCTGCTCTGTTAACTGCCAATTCATGTAGTCGCGCTTGCGCTCAGCGCGTTCTACTTTCTCATCTGTCGTCTCGCCAATAATCTTGGTTTTAACAGGGCCATCAGCAGGAAATAGTTCTTTAATTGCACGAGCCGAGAAGTCAACGCAAGCTTCAGCCATTACAGGATGCACAACCTTGCTTGCACCTGTAAATTGTGCGCCACCCGGAGCATCATGACCTAAGCCAGTACGACGCAGACCTTCTTCATACTGCTTATCGCGCTCTTCACGAGCTTCCTTGTCTTTTTCAATTAGCTCTACGTATTTGTGCGCTAATTTGCTAAGATCATAGCTAGACAGTACTTCAGCTAAGTTTTCGTAAAAGTCAGGATCACCGTCTGGACCTTTGGAATCATCTTCCATTCTTACGATTGCCGAGCCATCCGGCATTTCTTCAACGTCTGGAGTCTCATCTTCCATCTCGTCGAACATTGTAAGTGCAGAGGGACCAGCCGCTTCAGCCTCCTCATCACTCATAGGCTCGATAAAGCGATCGAAGTCAGGTGGGATTGGCATTTGCGTCGCCATAGATTATTTTCTCCGCATCATAAGTTCATACCGCATTTGGTCTGTAGTCGGATTTTGCTGGACTATACCACCATCTGCAAAACTTCCAAACTTTTTTGACTCCAATATTTCCATTGCCGGATTAACAATTTCGTTAAACAAATTGCTTTCTGTCACAGTAGGTGCCGATGTAGGAGCATTGCTTAAGCGCATATCATGACGACCAAGACCCTTTTGTGCATAGAATTTCTGTAAAAGCATAGGCGAAGCTGAGCCTATGACATCGCCAAAAGTACCTCCGGCATCCAAATATTGACCGACAACAGGGTTGTCTTTTAGCGCTTGTAAAGGTTTTGATCTTTGCAATTCATATCGAGCGGCATCATACGCACGACGATCAAGTGTCTGATTCGGCTTGTCAGTTGCAAAAAAGTTATATGAGCTAGTAACGCCTTCCTGTCGATTAGGTGGCGTACCAATCATTGTCTTAATCTCACTAGGCGTCGTAGCCGTACGACGGCCACCATAATTGCTCATCCAATACTGCAGATCCGCATCGCTAGGTCTAATTCTAAATTCAGGCTCAAGAAGACCTAAATTCGCAGCATTAGGGTGTGTATGAAAGTCGATAAGACCAGACTGCCCTAAGTTCTGTTTCGCTTTTGCAATATCAGCTTTGCTAGGAATGACACTGATCTCTTTACCTTGTACAACTTGACTTGGGCCACCTGTACGAGTTGAGCCAATAACTGAGTGCTCTAAGCCAGTGTTAAAAGTTCTTAACAGCGCTTCTCGAATTGATTGAAACTGCTCTGGCGCTTCTCTTGCAACCAGCTTTAGCAAAGATGACATATTGCCGGCTTGTGCTTCAGTAGGGGCGCCTGCAAGAATAGCAGTAGCTAGAGCTTTACCAGCTTTGCCAAACGGCGCTATTGTCAGAGCTAAATCAAGTGCATCCTGAGGCACTAAACTTGCATTAAGCTTATCACCGATGTCAGACTTTTGGCGTCTTTTCCCTGCACTAGGGTAAATGCCAAATGCTGCTTGTTCATCTGCCTCTACAGAGCCACCTTTTTTGTAGCCACGAACTGGTCCGCCATTGGCGTAATCATCATCTTCGAAACCGCGATCGCGAACAATCATTGCCAATCTAGCACGTTGTTCAGGCGTAAGATCATCCAGCCCGCCAATTTGGTCATCCGCCACAAGCATTGCTAAGTCAGCGTTTGAATAGTTAGCAGGCTCAAAGTCTTCATCACGAATAGCAGCACGAATAATGTCAGTAAAATTGTTATACAGCTCGTTATCTGTCATTAAAGGACCGCCCGGAACAGCCATATTAGCGGCTCGACTTTCAAGCTCATCGGCAACTAAACTAAGAGTGTTAGCTCGTAAGTCGCTTGCTCTAAGCGTAAAGTCACCAAGACTATCGCCTACACCCATTACTTCTTCAAGGAACTCTCTAGCATTACGACGATCACGCAGTATGTTAGCAATTCGTCGATAATCAGCAGCAGTCGTAATAGGGTCGTCTTGACTAAATTCAATAAGCATGTCCGTAATTTGCGGCACACGTTCGATCATTCGCTGTTGCTGTCTTGTGATTGCTCGAGGAGCAGGTGCTGGAGGCACGCCATTCGGATTCAGTGCTCTAAGTTGCGCGTCAGCCTGCATACCTTGCAGAATATGGTTTAGGTTCAATGCTGTACGCTGTGCCGCACGCCCACGCTCTACTTCAGGCAATCCGCGCAAAATTTCATGGTCAAACGTGCCATCATTCAATGCTTGAACAGTGTCACTTAGGTCAGGGATGTCCATGCCTGCTTCATTTGAAAGACGTATTGCAAAATCTGCAGGGCTAAATTCAATGTAATTGGCGCGTTGGCGAAGTCTTTGCGACAGAACACGGCGTTCATCCGCAGCCAAAGCATTCCAATAAGGGTTTATATTACCTTCCATTGCCCGCGCTATCGAGTTCAAATCTTCAGGGTTTAACTCAGGGTCATTTAACGCATTTTCAGCTTCAGTTAAGCGTTCATTACGTTGATTAGCAAGATCTGCAGCACTTGGTGGCGCACGATGAGCAAAGTGATCAGCAAGTTCATTTAATGCAGTCGCAACGATTGGTAACATTGCTTCGTCAGCCGCCAATTGCAGCCCTATTGCAAACCCAGCAGGGTCATTGCGTGCATCAGCATATGCAGCAGTTTGATTAATTCTTCTTAAAACCGATGCAACTACATCTTCGCCCAAGACTGTTCGTGCATTTGCAATATAGTCATTGATAAACGTTGCCGTTGCAGGGTCAATATTTCTGCTAAGGGTTACTGCAGGTGGTGGTGCGGGAGCAGGTTGGGCAGGCTGTACTACAGGCTCGTTTCGTAAATACGGTAGAAAGTTACTAATTGTTTCAATAACGTTTTCCATTGCCAATGCAGCTGCTCTATGCTGATCACCGCCTGTTCTAAGATTTGGGAGTTGAGCAGTAAGGTCGTCACTAAAACCTTGTAATGCTCGACCAAAGTTAGCCGGATCACCTTCTTCTATCAGCATCCCATCAAGATTGTTTTCTCGCAATAAAATTGGGTACGTGGCTACAAAAATATCAGCAGCGCCGTTATTGCCGCTATCGCGAAGTCTTTGCAATTGTCGATTTAGAACATTGTCAATCGCTTGCCCTATACCTTGCATTTGATCTTGAGTAGCAGGTATGAATTCTTCAGCGGCTCGTGTAGGAGGACCATAAAGGTTCTCAATCTGATTAGCATACGATTGCAACAAATCTCGTGCGTTCTCGTCAAGCACCATGTCTGCAGCTTGACGAACCATAGATGCAAATTCTTCAGGCTCATCGCGACTATTTATGTACTGACCAATGCCTTGAACATGATCACGAACAATTTCATAGTTTCTATCATCTAATCTAACCCTTGCACCACTAAGGAACGCATCCCTAAGTTCTTCAGGGTCAATGTCATTACCACGAGGCACGATGTTTTGTGGCTGTTGAGCAAGTGCAGGTTCAGCCTCAATTGCCAAAGCCAGTAGTCGCAACCCTTCAGTCACTGCTTCATGCTCAAGCGCAAAGTTTACTGCTCGCAAACCTCTCACATACCCTTCCGGATCTAATCGAGGATTAGTTCTTTCAGCAACACGCTGCGTAATAGTGTCAAATCTATCAGCAATGACAGGGCCAAAATTTGTAGCGATATCATTAGCAAAACTGTTTACTAAGCGGGGAAAATCAAACGGTTGTACAGGCGCTTGTGGCGCAGGCGCATTTAAATCAGATGCCAAACGATTAGCGTTTCTCCAACGTGCATATTCATCAGTTAACCCTTCTCGACCTGCATCAGTGTTGCCTTCTTCTCCTTCCCAGCGTTCGCCGAATTCTCTTAACCAGTCTATTTGGTCAAACGATAAACGATCGCGATATTGCACAAGCAACTCGTCTGCGCTCATGTTAGGCATTAAGTCACCATGTTGCACATTAGCTGCAGGTGCAGCAGGCTGTTGAAGATCTCGTAAAGCATACTCAATAGCATTATGAAAGTCGCTTAACCGAGATGCAGCGGCTCGTTCATATTCACCTTGCATCTCTAATAACTCAATTTGTTGACCAAGTTCGCCTAACATTGCCTGTAAACGCTCAGTTGGTATGCTTAAGAATCGATCGTTGTAAACATAGCTATTCATTAACGGCGTTAAAACGCCACTAACTGCAGGTGTCAGCCCTGCAACACCGTCACGACCCATTTCAGAATAAATCTGTGAAGTTTGTTCGCTTAAATAATCACGAATACGCTCAATGTTTGCAGGAGCAGCAGGTTGTTGTGCAGGCGCATTAGCTGCATGAGCCACATCAGGCTCCCAATCTTGCATGTATGCGCGTTCCATGCGATCAGCTAAGTCGCTTAATGCAATTTCAACAGTGCCTAGATCAGCATCATCAGCAGCTACACGCAAAGATGTAATAAACCGATCTGTATCTGTTTGAGGATCAAAACCTTCTTGCTCAATAATCCTACGAACCTCAGCTCTCATCACGTTAGCTACTTCCTCACCCATTAGTCGCTCAGTATCCATGAATGCATCATGCGCCATTCGTAAATACTGAACACGTCCATTCTGCCCAACGGCATGCGGCGTTTGAACTGCATCAGCAGCTACTCGTAACCTTGCATATTCAGCTGTCTGATCTAAAGTCTGCATCAGATCAATAATGCCTTGAGAAATTATTTGGTATGACGGTCGAGCACTGTTACCATACTGACCTTCTAAAGTCATAAGTTCCTGAATCGTCATGTCTAAAGCAGTCACAGGATCGTAGTCGCGCATCCTCTCATTAAACTGCGCCCTAATATCAGCAAAAGTGTCTTCTGATCTTTGGAATCGATCAGAGATTTCTTCTTCCTCAAATAATCGTCTTTGTGCTTCAAGCACATTGTCAAACGCACCTGACACGCTGCTTGTCACAAATGATTCTAAACTTCTACTAGGCCGTTGATCAGCAACTGCAGGAACAGCGGCTTGTTGCGGCGCATTTGACGGAAGATTAGCAACAAAATCCTGCAAATCAGTCTTGGTGACAAAACGAGGCAATGAACTCACGTCAAATGATCTAAACTCAGAAGTAGTTACGTTTGCAGCTTGAGCCAATGTGCTTGAATTCACACGTTCTCGATCGTAAACACCTAAGTTTCTTTCTAAGTTACTGCTTGTACTTACAATTTGATCTGATCTAGAATTAAGATAGTCTTTAATACCTTCAACATACTGAGGCTGTACAAACTGATTTCCGCGGCCAGATGCAAAACCAATTTGATATTTATTAGGCGATACTTTCTCGAATTGGAATATGGCAGCAGGAACCCCTGTCGCAAGATCCCTAAAGCTAATCATCTGGTCGCCTTTTTTGACGGCGTTTATGTACGTCATTCGAGGATTTGTAGCTTTAGGATTGCGCTCGCCAGTAAGAATATCGTAAATCGGCTCATATTGACGATTTCCAGTGCCGGGATGCCAATAGTTTGGCGTATCAACAGCACTGCCACCTTCACCAATGCAAACGTCTAACGCAATCGTGTCTTCGCTTACTAGCTTACTAACTTCATCAGGGTTAAACTTCTTGTTAGTAATCTCCAATGCACCAACGTTTCTGTACGTCTTATCTAGCGGGATGTATTTGTTTGCTGTATCTAAGAACTTATTGTCAATATTATTTTTGTACTCGATTATCTTAGCTTTGGCAAGCTTTTCATCGCCAATGCGCTTCTCAGCCACTTGTCGTATGTAGTTCTCGACAGTCATCTTTGGTACTTTATCGAGCGGAATAGTACCCGACATTACATCGTTGTAAAAGCTCTTAGCAAGATCATCAAACCCGAGATTCTTTAACTGGTTCACCGATACTGTGTACACGCGCTCATCATCAGGCGTTCTTAACAATGATGGGTAGAACTGTTGCTCCCTGTAGTCAAGACTTTCTTTTAACCCTTTGGCTGTAGGCGCGCCAATCGCAACATCAGTTGCTCGTTCATAAGCAGCACCAAGATTTAAATTTTCGTATTTTTGCTGTTGTTTGGCAAGCGCAGTAGCAGCTTTAGCAGCTTCACGTGAAGCTTGAGCAAACGGCTCATACCTGCCTAAGTTCATGCCTTCTGCCACTAAACCAGTATTCGGATCAACTGCACCGTAACCTTGCTCAAGAGCAGCGGCTTGTTGCTCACGTTTATTTCTTTCAGCAATAGATGATGCTACCGTCAGATCAGATAGCTTTTGGCTAGCTTCATTTCTAGCTAAGTCAATTGCCGTAACTGGCGGCATTCCGGCTTGTATTCGCTTAGCTTCAAGATTTTGAGTACTAAATTGCGAAGATTCCAAAACATCTTCAGGTTTAGCAAACGTAAAACCTTGGCTTGCTAATTTAGCAGCAGGTTCATTAGGCGTACCAACTTTTTCGTTAATGTAGTTAGCAAATTGCGATTGAAGCCACTGACTTGCAGCATCGTGTCGAGCAGCAACTTCATCAGGTGATGGCAAATTGTATTGAGCTCTGTATTGAATACCTTCAGGCGTTTGTAAGAACTGATAATACAAGTCTAAATTATTTGGCGCTGAAGCTGCCTTATTACCGAATCTAAGCTTATATGCTGCTAAAGCTGCATCAGATGAAGGAGCATCCGGATACATCTCATTAGCTTTTTGCTTTAAGAAGCCAGCAAACGCATCTCTCGCAGGTTGAGCGCGTTCACGACTAAGAATATTGTTTTGCACTTCATCAAGCACTTCGACCGGTGTTAACGGTTCTGTCTTCACAAAGTCGCCAATAAGATCTTGAACAGGTGTGTATGTTGCTGCTCCAGTAGCTGCTGTAGACGGCACCACTGCATTCTGTATTCTTGAACCTTCAGGCCTCATAGCATACAAAGGCTGACCCGCCATTGCAGCAAGAATATCAGCAGATGTTCCGCCTCTAGCCATGATGTCTTGAACGACAGGATCCAAGCTCTTTTCAAACTGCATGCCAGCTTGTGTAACATTGCGCTCTGCTTGTCCGAATCTCGCACCAATTGTAGGCTGACCAGTGATTGGGTCGATCTTTTGCATACCAGATTGCGCATTGGCAAAATCGGTCGGAATATCTCTTACCTGTCTACCCATACGAGTAGCTTCAGCTCCCATCACTCGCACATCGTTCGGCGTTAAAGCTGGTCGACCAGTTTGTAAGTGGCCAAGATAAGCAGGCAAATCAGCCACCAAAGGCGAAATTGCACTAGCAAAAGCTTGCGTGACAGGAGTTTGCGGAGCGTTTTGCTCCATAAACTGTTTAGCAACATTCTCAGCGTAAGCAGGCGCTTGACCTGAAGTAAAAGTTCCGGGCGGTGAAGTAACCAAACTCTCGCCTACACCTTTTATAGCAGCAACTGGCGGAACTGTAAGAATTCCAGCAGCTTCCTTCATAGACTTCATCATCATTAGAGGATTGAAGTTCGTGGCTAATTGTGTGAAGTTTCCGGCCGCTGATTCCAAAGGATTCGCTGCTGGTGGAGTTTGCGCTGGAGGAACTGGTTTGCCGTAACCGGGGATTTGTGAAGCTAGTGGTTGTGGAGCTACGAATCTCTCCATTTGCTGAGGTGTAAGCCTGTTGCTTTTCGTCAGCGCCAAATTCATTTGATCTAAACTTGGAGCACTATCGTCACCGACAACGTTACCAAGTGCATCGTAAATTGCTGCCATTTGCGCACCTTTATTTAGACTGCGTAAGGGTTCACTCGTTTCGGTTTATCTTCATCATACGAGTCGTCAGCATCATACACTGGATCGATGACGATGAGCCCCGAATCACGCAAATATCTAAGAGCTTGTGAAGTCGAGTCGACCAGATCATCGTGCCGAACTTCAGGGAAAGCGCAGATCTGCTTAATCAATACTTCAGCCCAATCCCTAGCACAACCTTCATTGACCGAAGATTCAGGTATGTAAACTCTGCCTTTGTGAATGATCGGTGAAACGATGTTCAGTCGCATCATCTTGTCAGCATTTCCCGGGTTGTAGCTTCGAATCGGTAAGCCAGCTCGCTGTAAGTCTTGGATCAAGCTAATTCCCGCCGATTTATCTTCGATCAGAATCAGATCAACCTTTTTACCGTGGCCAAACTCATTCTCATCGCCGTAGATCGATGTAGCTTCTTCCACCACTTTTGGCCGAAGATCAGGGTACTGCATGTATTCTTCCCAGCAATCGATCAGCATCACAGACATCGGCTTGTCAGCACTAGGTTTGAAAACACCCCAAACTGTGCAAGCAGTCGGATCGTTCTTCGTCTTATCGCTAGTCGCACAGTCGTAAGACTGAAGCACGAACTCGAATCGAGGCAGCGGCTTTTCACTTGGCCACAGCTTAAACCAATTTCGTTTGACGATACCCGCCTCTTCAGGGTCGAGGATCTCAGCGTAAATCTCTTGGCGGCCTAGTTTAGTTCCTTCGTACTGAAGAATCTGTTGCTTAAACGTTGGCGCCAAGTTTTGAAGATTATCGAACGTTGTTGCTGTCGTATACACAACGTCCTCACCATCTCGCTCAACAAGATCCATAATCAATGGCTTCGGCTTTGGTGTTGTTGTGCAAATAATCTTCGGGCTCTTACCAAGTCGCATGCCGAATTGCAGCATGTTCCAAGCTTCATCAAGATACTGCCAAGCTGCCAACTCGTCACACCAACCACCATGAAACTGTGGACCGCGAAAGCGATCAGGCTCTGATGCGGCAATACCTTTGATGATTGAGCCATTCACCAAAGTAATCTCATGCTGTGATTTATTGTAGTTCTCGACAAGTATGTCAGGGATAACTTTTATCAGCCCTGAATCGCCTTCGAAACAAACATCGCGAACATCACCACTCGTTGGCGCTGATACCAGCCATCGCGTTTCAGGTTTCGTCCAAGCTTCCCACCACAACCACTCAGCTGCACAACGCGTTTTGCCAGCTCCTCGGCCAGCTAACAGCAGCCAAATAGTCCACCAATTTCCTTTTGGTGTAACTTGATGCTTATTTGCTTGGTGAAGCAGCCACTTTGAGCGTGCTTGAGTTGCGGCTTGATACTGAGCCGAAGCCAAGTTCAAACTCGGTCCAGCTCTTAGCTTTTGCGCAAACTTATTTACTATTTCCGGATTCGGCGTCATCTTGCCTCATGCCAAGAAGCTCTTCCATCAGCTGTGTGGCAAAATCATGAACATGGTCAACCTGTATCGGCCCATCGTTTCTGCCAGTAACTTCAACTTTATTGTTTTCGCGATATTTAACGGGGAACCGAGCTGCTACTGATCTGCCCCACAGCGCCGTGTTAAGCCTGTTCCCTCCCGGAGATTCAATCATATGGCTCTTGGCGATCTTTTCAAACCACACCATCTCACGGTTCTTAGCTTCTTCTAAGGCCTGCAAAAATTCTGGAAACTCATCAGCCCAGTTTAAAAGTGTTCGCCATGTAACACCTAACTCAACTGCAATTGCCTCTTTGCTGTTGCCATCAGCTCCGAGCTGAATCACTCGTTCGCAGTACGACGGATCGTATTTAGATGGGCGACCAACGGGATTTTTAGTTTCTTCAGTCATGTGCAGGATTCTATATCACGCCGACGAAAAGTGTAAAACACTATTGCATCTTTGTAGATTGGAAGGCTGGCAACTAATGACTTTCCACTCAAAGTTACAAATTACAATATTACAAACCCCCAGAAAGACTATATACGATGCGTTACATATACTCTTCTTATATTTATTTAGTTTCTTAAAGTAATATTGTAATATTGTAATATTGAATAAAAAACATAATGATGACAATAACTTATCAAGAAAACTTAGTGTAATTTTCGTGTTACTTTGCATGTAATATTACCTAGCTTTGTTCAATTTCACCACGGACAGCCATTTCAGTCTCACTTACAAGACTGCTTAAGGCTCCATGCTTGTTCAAATCCCTATCTACAGCCTTGAGATTTGTAATTTTGACCACTATGTAGCGGTTAGTTTTGCCGCCTGAATTGATCGGTTTTGATTCAATATCTGCATAGTTTAGCAAAGCTTTCTTAATATACTGACTTCTTGGCCGAGAATCATGGCCCCACTTCTCACATAGAATTTCCATTTGAGCCGGCGTAAATGCTGCATATCCGTTCAAGTGCTCAGTAATCCAGTCAGCCAGCTCCTTGGCAAAAGCTTCCAACGGACTTCTTCCGGCTTGAATAGCAACCTGCTTGTACTTAGTATCTGGCGCTGGTTTTGCAGGATCAAAGCTGCTAATATCCCTGTTGTAGTACCAATTAAGAACTTTGCCAAAACCTTGATCACTTCTTGCCCACTGCATCAGCGCAACTACCTTTGGGTGTGTTTCCAAATTAGTTAAGCTTGCCGGCTTGTAAATAGCTTCCCTTCTAGCATTGTTGCCCATCTTGGTAATGTACGGCTTGTTAGAAGTAAATATAAAGTTCATATAATTCTCAATGTTGTATTGAGCGCCATACTTATTGTTGATAGCAATTTCCTTGCCAGTGATCATGCTCTTTAGCTGAGCGGAATGATCTTCCCTGTCACTACTTGGCTCATTAATCACAATTAAAATCTTATTCTTAAAAATGCCGTTGAAATTGCCAAACAGCTCATCAGGGCCGATGATAATAGCTGGCCCCTGATCACCAAGCCCAAGCATCTCGGCAATAAACTCAGCAGCTGCTGACTTGCCAATTCCCTCGACATTTGATACAAATTGCGGTGTTGTGTTATTCCTGCGCCAAGGATATTGCACAACATTAGCAACCCAGTCATGCCAATAATCAGCAAATGACGGCTCATCTCTAAAAAAGTACTTGCAAAACTCTAAATAAAGCTCTACATCACCGACAATCGGTTCATG